TTTGTTGGATTTGGGTAAGCATTATGGTGAGGACTATTCCATATACTTAACATGTTAATATAATAATAAGACTCACTTGAAGTATTAATTCCTATATTTTTATTAGGTAAAGAAATAAGTAAAACTAATTCATTAACTAAGGGATATGCTGAAATTTGGGGGTAAAAAGGTTTTGCAGTATGTTTATTAGATGATCCTCTAAGATTATTTTCCTCCCAAAATATAGTTCCTATTGAACTATATCCCCCATAGGCTTCAAAATCATTATGTTCAGTGTCTAATATAATATCAATAACCCTACCAACTATAATTTTGGAGTTAATTTTAGAAGATAATTCTAAAATGTTATTTGGATAAGATAGTTTTTGACGTGTTGGCATTAATCTTCTTTTTTAGGTGGTAATTGTAAACTTTGTATTTCTTTTAGTAGTTGTTCTTTTTCCTCTTCGGATATACCAAACCCATTTTCTTCATTACCCTCATTTGCGAATATACGTTGAAAAATTGTGGCAACCTTAATAAGTGCTTCATCATTTTTAATGCCTAATTCCATGTATTCCTTAATAAGTGGTACAATCATTGTAGCATCACCTATATCGCTGATTAATGGTTTTAATTCGCTGATTAATGCTGTGATTTGGGTTTCTTTTTTCTTTTGGTTATCGTAAATTTCTTTAAGTAGATCCGAGTATGATTTTTTACCAAATACTTTTTTATCTAAGTGACTCATAATTATACGTTTTAATTCGTGTATAAATATGATTATTTAAGATCTTTCAAAGTCTATATATCCGGTTTCTAAATAAAAGATATAACTTTCTTTAAATAACCCATATAACTTGCCAGCTATTTTAGTAATTTTTGGAGTTTTAACCTCTAAACCATGACTAGCCATTATTTCTCGTATGTAGATGTATAGGGCTTTTTTATTAAATATTTCTAAGTTTTCTCTTTTACGAAATAATTCTAATATAGCATCTGCTACTTTAGCATCATTTCCTTTAGGAAAAAATTCATCAAATCTTTCTTCAACATATTCAATATAGCTATCTAAAAAAATAGATAATCTATCTTTTTCTTTCTCTTCACCCATATTGTATGAATAATTATCATCCTTAAATAATTCATCCACGGGTGCTTTTTGGACACGTTTTTTATAGTTTTTAGTATTATATACTATTAACCAATTTTTTGTTATAGTACCAAAATATGAATATGCTTTAGCCCCATTTTCTGGGTTAAATAAATGTAATTTAGAAAGTAAGAATGTTATTACTTCATGCTGTAGATGCTCTATTTGATCTACTTCAGTATAATAAAATTTAAAGGTATGAATTATGTTTTCTGTTAACTTAAAAAAAGCATAATGGATTTCATCTCTGTATATTTGGCTTCTAATTTCTGAATCTGGTTCATTATTATATCTAACAATAGCGTTTTCGGTATCTTTAGTAAAGTAGTTTTTACTCTTGGGTCTTCTTTTTCTAACTGCCACGGGTATCATTTTATTTCTTTTAACTTGAAGTCATTCAAGATATCTTGAATGTCTTGGATAGATTTGAAAAAATATCCTACTTCATCATCAGATTTAAATGTACCGGCTCGATCTATTTCTTTGAGTTTTTTATCAGATGCATCTATCGCTTTAGATAATCCATCTAAATAATTTAGATATTCCGCTAAAATATCCTCTTGTTTTTCATTTTTACGTAACAAATTGAAAGTAGTAAATCCTAAAATTACTACTGTTACTGATAGAATTGATATTACTATAGTTGCTATCATAAACTATCTAACATATTTTTTAGCCCTTCACTCTTAATTGAGCCTAAAGCTTTGGTTTTTACGTCAATTTTTTTGGATGTTTGTTTTTTTTCAGTATTGTTACTGAATTTGGGTAACCATTCTTTTTCAAATTCGATTCTAGATGCCATTAAGTCTGCTTGATGAATTATAAATATCAAAGAAGTACGAGGTTTTAACTCTGGCATGAAATTCTTTAAATAAGGCTCATTAGCAGGATCATATAATCCATCATGTAATCGAATAGCTAACCATTCATTTTCGGTGGGTACTATACCATTATCAACTAATAACTTTATTGATCTTTCGGGAACAGACATAAATGATAACTTTTTATTAAAAGTGTACATTTCACCTAAATTTTCTTTACGCCATTTATCCTGAGATGGTTTATGAGCATATTCTTTACCGTCTCCCATTTTACCTAAATCATGATTTAAAGCAGAAAATACAAGTTCTTCAACTGTATAGTTTTCTTCGGCTCCAAACATTAACCATGTTTTATTAAATTCTAAAGCAGCTTCAATAACCCTATTAACATGGTCAACATATCCACCTGGAAATGCATTGTGATAAGCCTTTTTATGAGAAGCAGGCATCATAACTATTTCATCCTCATGTTTTTTATAAAACTCAATTAATTTTTCTCTACGGGGATCTGAAATGTAAGTATTAATATAAGCTAACATTTTGTTCCAATTTGATTGGATTTGTTCTGCTGTTAAATTCATATTAGTCTTCTCTTTCAATTATATCAATAATATCCTGAACTGTTTCTTCTAGTGTTCTCTGTGCTGCATTAATAGATGTTCTATCTCCTCCTCTGTGGATTTGTAAATCTAATTTTTTTAACTGACCCTGTAGTGTTCTGAGTCTGTTTTGTACTAATGATTTATTTCTCATAACTTTATATTAATTTAAATAGGATGTTCCTTATACCTACCTTGTTACCTTTTTTATTTAAACGTTTTTTCAAACCCCGTGATGGGAATATACGATGTTAGTCTTTTGACTCCAAATTATCTTCAAGAAATTTTTGAATTTTCATTAGAAAGGCACATTTTTCATATTCTTCTCGTTCTTCAAAAAAAGAAATTGAGAGTTTTATTGCGGTTTCTAAATGATCGTCATGTTGGACTAGTAGATTATCTTTCCATATTTCTTCATCTATTTTACAATCCTGAATATAACTCCAGCCTCTATGGTGTGCTATATATTCTCCTACATCATCCATTCCATCCATTCCAAAATCATCACCTTTAGTTTTAAACATATTAATAAGTTTCTTTTGAAATACATGTTGGTTAAGGATTATTTTTTTGAACATACCGACTTTGTAAGAGGGAGTTTTTTCAAAATCCTCTATGTTTATTATATTTGGTGGGTTTTCATTATATTTGTTTCCCGGGTCTCCAAATAGGCGAAATATGTGGTTTAAGTCCATGTCATTAATAAATATAGTACTAGTAAGGTATACTCCAAACTAAAAGCAAGAAAAAAACGTCATATGTGACTTGGATATGACCAAAAGATTACGTATATTTATAGATATGATAAAAAATGTAATAACACTTATAGGAATAATGTTGATGGTTAGCTGTTCTACTACGGAAACAGTGATAACTCCAACGGCAAGTAGAAAAGCAATTATAGAGGGAAATGAAGTTACATTGATAACAACACATAAAATTTCCCTATCTCAATATAATGAGATTAAAAAAGGCTACAACTTAGTAGTAGTTAAAGGAAATTAATCTCTTGGTTTAAATTCTTTTTCGAATTGTTCTAATGCAAGAAAGTATTCTGCTTTTTCAAGTTTGGTAAGCGATGCATACCATTTAGGGAAATCACCACCTTTTATTTTTAACAACTCTTTTTTTAGGTCTCTCATCATTATTTAATTTATAGATACGTATATACTATACATAATTCTTACCTAATTTCTCAATTGCCTCTTGTGCTTCAACGAGTGGTATATCAAAGAATTCACGTTGTTGATTCACGCGGTATGTTGCTAATTCCGCGTGGACTTCTTGCTCTAGTTGCTCGCCATTGAAGCATTGAAATGCCCATTCTACTTTATATGGTAGTGCTACACCGGTGGAGGTACTTATTTGTTTAGCTCTAATTTCAGGTTCGTTTTTTGTGTAACCTATTTTAAGCATATTAGGTAATGCCGGGTTAGATAAAATGTATACCCATTGGTCTGCTTCACCGCGGTTAGCATATATGTCTTTACGTCTGGAGGTGTAGTATGTTATTTTATCCCACCCATCTTTATCTTCTGTTAAGGTGTAGAATCGGATAGGTGAATCTATTAAGTCTTCTTGTTGACTGAAATATTTGGAGGCTTGTTGTTCTGTTATTTTTTTAAAAGACATTAGCGGATTTTTTGCGAACGTGCATTACGTTCCATTAAAACTTCACTTTCTACAATTTTATTATTGTGTTTTGGTGAAACTTTTCGGTTAGTTCCGTAGGCATATAAGGGACCTTCATATTCTATTTCTTGTATTCTACGTTTACCGTCAAAAGATCTAAAATCTGTTGGGGTTACTCTGTGCCATCTATTAAGAGTTGGCATGAATATCTCAAGACATTTAGATTCATTAAAAAGATATTCGATTTTTTCAATATGTCCTGTTTTTTCCATTATATTATTATAACTTTTATTTGATCTGTAATAGTTTCTTTAGGATATGGCTCATCCCTACCAAACACCACCATTTATACTAAAAGTAGTTTCAACAAAAACATTTATTGTATCCCCAATCATTTCATCATCTAGAAAGAAATTTTGGGTTGGTGTGTAATTATACATTGAGTAAGTGCCAACTAATGTAGGAGCATAGGGGCATTCAACACATAAATTCGCTGGGATTTGATATCCCGCAATATTAAAAGGTGGATGTAAACCTATTAAATCTTGTAATGTGTAAGTATAATTTCCAAAAGGTATAGGTGTGTTTAATGTATTG